GGTTTGTAATGCAACCAAAGTTATGTGCAGCTGGTGTGCAGTTAAGAGATCAAGTTGATACGTGGTTTCCAGATCGGTGTGTTAAAAGTCCAGAAGGATGGCTGGGCGATAGTCGTCACTCCTCCAGAAAATCGGATCATAATCCAGACGAGTTCGGGTGGGTTAGAGGTCTTGATCTTAATGCTAGGTTGGAGTCATCCGACAGCCTCGCACCTTATTTGGCTGACCAGATCAGAATCGCAGCCAAACAAGATAAGCGCATATCATACGTCATCTATAATGGGCGAATATGCTCAAAGATATTAAATTGGAAATGGCGTAAGTACAAAGGCATCAATCCGCACAAGCGTCATATCCATATTAGCTTTACAACACTAGGCGATCTAAATGGCACGCCATTCGATATACCACTAATAGGGGGCAAGATATGAAGATAAGCAAGAAGCAACAAGCTGTACTGAAGTCATACGCACGTGGCGTATTGGTTTCATTCTTAACATTCTTAGCAAGTAATGAACTGGGATTAGATCCTGTTGTAGCTGTAGTTATTTCAGCTTTAGCAGGCCCAGCGGTTAGGGCTTTAGACAAATCCGATAATGCTTATGGCATCGGTGCTAATGACAAATGACGCCTACAGAATGGGCATCCTTTGGCGCTGGCGTTATCGCCGTGCTATCAGGCGTGCTAGTAGGATTACGTTTTCTAGTTAGAGGCTGGCTAAATGAGTTACGCCCAAATGGTGGCTCTAGTATGAAGGATCAATTAACAAGACTAGAGAAGCGTGTCGATGATCTCTTTATTTTAATTAGTAAGTCATAATTTTAATATGGCTACTAAACGCAAACCTAAAAAGAAGATTGCACGTAGGCGCAGGACTACTAAAGAGCCTGTACTTACAAAGTTAGATTTCTGGGCTATAGCTGCTAATGAGGTTTATATGGCCTGCCGTAAATCTGGAATGGATGAAGGCACAGCTTTAGCGTTTGCAATGGATAGGTCAAGTTATCCAGACTGGATCATAGATAGTAAAGATCCTATAAAAAATCCACTTGATGATTTTGAAGAGGATGAAGATTAAACGTTGGTTAGTGGTCTCAGACTTGCAGGTTCCATATCAACTGGATTCTGCAATCATCAATATGAAGAAACTAGTGAAGCGTGAGAAGTTTGATGCTGTACTGGTGGTCGGCGATGAAATGGATTTTCAGACAATTAGTCGTTTCAGCGATGGGACACCTTTGGCTTATGAGCAAACCATTCACGATGATCGTGAACTATGCAAAGAAATCCTATGGGACTTGGGAGAATACAGCCGTGAAATGCATATTGTCAGGTCTAATCATAGTGATCGCTTATATAACACTCTACTAAAAGTACCTGGCTTAATTAGTTTGCCAGAATTGCAATACCCTAAATTTATGGGTTATGCCGAAATGGGTATGACCTACCATAAAACAGCATATGAGTTCTACCCAGGCTGGGTCTTGGCTCACGGAGATGAAGGCAGTATGAGCCAGCACGCTGGAATTACAGCTCTTAACCTAGCCAAAAAATGGGGCAAAAATTGCGTTGTGGGGCATAGCCACAGGATGGGCGCCAGCACGTTCACAGAAGCCATAGGAAGCCATTACAGGCCTATTACAGGCATAGAAAGTGGGAATCTATGCAATATGAAAAAAATGTCTTATATCCGCTATAACAGCGCAAATTGGCAGAATGGCTTTGCTATACTGGAAGCGTCAAAAAAGGGGTTAACACCTACGTTAGTCCCAGTCGACCCAAAGGATGGCTCATTTACAGCTTTAGGCAGACATTATGGGGCTTAATACAGATTACGTCGAACGCACTATTGATGACCATATCGATGACTTCGATGATATTAACGTTATCTAATCGTTATAAACAAAACAGTCTAAATCATCCACAAAGTCATACACGGGTGCCACACTATTGCTATGCCACAAAATATGTGAGCATAGATAGGGCTATATGATTACGATAGATATATTCTACGCAGTGTGTTATGCATCCATTGGTGTATTGATGGTTGGCTGGTTAATTAACGTAGTTAAAGAAAATGCAGAAGCTAGATATTACTGGCTAGGCCGTAAAGATGGCTGGGATATGCATAGAAGAATGATTGAAAACAAATCAAAGTCAGACCAGGTATTTGACTATGACAAAAACTGAGAAGCTGCTAGCCGATGTTGTCGATCTGGTGCATTCAAGGGGAGCGGTCTACGGTCATCCTTACACAAACCATAAGCGGATCAGTGAGCTCTGGTCTGCATACCTCGACCATCCAGTTACACCTAGTCAAGTTGCATTATGTATGGCACTCGTCAAGATTTCTCGGATTAGTGAATCTCCAAAGCACGAGGACAGCATCAAAGACGCTATTGCTTACATTTCGATATACCAGACCGTGCTGGAAGCAGAGCTCGATGTCGCATTTACCTGGGGGGATGACTAATGGCATTTAATTTAGAAGACTACACCACAGTTCAAGAACGATCTAATATGTTTTGGGAAAGGTACAAAAATGGAGCAGTACGAACAAAGATTATCTCGGAGTCAGACACTAGAGTCATTATGGTATGTGAATTATTTAGGGACTCAGCTGATGAAAAACCATTCGCAACAGGTCACGCGAAAGAGGTTATTTCCGATAGGGGCGTCAATAGAGATTTTGCGTTGGAAAATTGCGAGACTTCGGCTAGAGGCGTTGCTTTTAAAGCGGCTAATATCGGTACTGAAAAAAATGGACCAAGTAGAGAAGAAATGGCTAGGGTTGTAAAAACTCAAACTAATTACTCACCACCAGGATCTAAAGCCAGAGCTGTAGAAGATATTTTGCGTGCATCTTTTGCGGAAGACAAAAAAGAACCAACAGTCTGGTCGGTGGGCGATGCAGTAGAAGCAATACCTTTGCCACCAAAACAACAAGAATGTAAACACGGTGCAATGATTCTTAAAGAAGGCACAGCCAAAACAGGTAAACCTTATTTTGGTTATGTTTGCAGCGCATCTAAAGATCAACAGTGTGATGCTCGCTGGCACAAACTTACAGCTGCGGGATCTTGGTATTGGGATGGGGGTGAGTAAATGGGATATGTAGAGATTATTGATGGCTCAGGTTATCTAGCACGTTTGGAAAATGACAAGATAACCATAGAGCCAACTAATGACAAGTGTATGGCCTGTAATGATGACAGGTTAATGCACGATGGTACTTACTTGGTTTGTACACAGTGTCGCTGTATTCAATAAGGAGTTTACCATAATGCACCCACAGTTCAAATGTAATGGATGTAAGCGCAAGACCGAGTTCTTGTGGCTCGATCAGTTAGATATGCCCGAAGGATTTAAGGCGTATCAGTGTATGGAATGTGGGTGTGTCGGCGTTAAAAATATAGCCGAAGCTTTGGATATACCAGATAGCGATATATCCAGATGTGATAAGTGTGGTAGTTGGAAGTTTATCACCGTGGTCTGCCACACTTGCCAATTGATTGAAAGTAAATAATGCCAACATACGAATATAGTTGTAATGAATGCGGCACTTATGGATCAGTGCATAGATCATACGATGATGACAGTGGGCCTATGTCTTGCCCTAAATGTAATTTGCAAATGAGCAGGTTATATAGCGCACCTGGTCTTATATTCAAAGGTGGCGGCTGGGGTGGAAAAAAGTGATTGTAGAAGATCAAATGTTTAATTACATTAAAAGGCGATACTTGCCTGATCTTGAAAGATCCCAAGAGTTTGATACCTGGGATTGCATATCTCAGCAAGGTCGTATGTATATAGAATTAAAAGCTAGGCGTAATCATTATGCAGAGTTATTGATAGAAAAATCTAAATATGAATCACTAACAATTACTGCGATGCGAAAAAATTACACAGCCTGGTATATCAACGCCACACCATTAGGTTTATGGGCATTTAACTTGACAAAACTTAATAAACCAGTGTGGAAAGACCGGGCTATGCCGAGCAGTACAGAGTTTGCTAACAAATCACAGCGCATTAAACAAGTGGGCTATTTAAAGTTAGTAGATGGGATACAAATGTAATGCCTATTGCTACAGCTGCAGATTGGGCTAAACAAAATGAATTGCGTCAAGAATGGTTGGCTAATAATCCAGATGCGACTTATATCGGATGGACTTCTATATGAAATTTAACGCTCAATTTGACATCGTATGCTAGGCTCTAGTGAAGCAGTGGCTCACAAAGCCACAAGGCGAGCCCGCAAGGGAAAGCTCGCAAGGTGCTGGCTAGTTGGGATCGCTCTATTCATAGTTAATCTTTGCTTTGTAAAGACTTATTCCGTTGCAGCTGATAATTACAAACCTACACATTACAAGCAATACATACTCATACAGTTAAATGACTTTACAGAAGCGTATTGCTTAGTAGAACTGTACTCTAAAGAGAATAGTAAGTGGGATCCTAAAGCTCGTAATGGTTCGCATATAGGTATACCACAAGGCAGGTCTAAGTATCTTGCAACTGTTAATGGTGTTAAGCAGATAGACTGGGGTATTAAGTACATCAATAATAGATATGGGTCTATGTGTAAAGCATTAGATCACTTTAATCGTAAAGGCTGGCATTGAGAGATAGAGCATTAGGTAGTGGCAAATGGGCCAAATTGCGCATCACTATTCTCGACAGAGATGGATGGCAGTGTGTGGTTTGCAACGGCCCAGCCCATACCGTGGATCACATAGTGCCACGTGTTAAGGGCGGTGATATGTGGTCACCAGATAATTTACAATCGATGTGTAAAAGCTGTAATAGCCGTAAAGGTGGCCGTTTTTTTAATAGCAAGGCGACCCCCCCTGTCTTTTTCAAACCTTCTCTCCCTGAGACCACCAGTACGGTGCCAAATTCACCTTTTAATAAACCTGATACGCTAGACTTTGATGCAAAATGATGCGGAAGTAAGCCAGATCAAACGAGGGGTCGGGCTAATTGGCAGCACCGAGCCTAGAATCCACACGCCACTATTAAAGGGTAAGTCCAAAGCGCAGGAAGTGTCTGACCTAGCAGACAAAATTGGCTTACCTTTAATACCCTGGCAACGTTGGGTGCTAGATGATCTTTTATCTGTAGATGATGAGAATAACTGGCGCAAGAAAACAGCTCTAGTATTGGTTGCACGTCAAAATGGCAAGACACACCTAGCGCGTATGCTTATTCTGAGCCATTTATTCTTATGGGGCTCTAAGAATGTCTTAGGTATGTCATCTAACCGCAATATGGCATTAGATACCTTTAGACAGGTTGCATTTACCATAGAAGATAATCAATTTTTAAAAAATCAGGTAAGACAAATCCGATTGGCTAATGGCCAGGAATCTATTAGCTTGCTTAATGGTGCTAGGTATGAAATTGCAGCAGCTACTCGTGATGCACCACGTGGTAAGACCGCAGACTTCCTATACATAGATGAATTAAGAGAGTGGACAGAGGAAGCCTTTACAGCTGCATTACCAACTACACGTGCAAGACCTAATGCGATGACTTTAATGACAAGTAATGCTGGTGATGGGTTTAGTACAGTGTTAAATGATTTAAGAGAGCGTTGCCTATCTTATCCACCAGAAAACTTGGGATTTTATGAGTACAGCGCACCGCAGCATTGCAAGATAAATGACAAAAAGGCGTGGGCGTTGGCTAACCCTGCTTTGGGTCATTTAATAACTGAGCAAACGTTAGAAGAATCTGTCAGCACCAACAGCATAGAAGCTACACGCACTGAGATGTTATGCCAGTGGATTGATTCAGCTGTCAGCCCCTGGGTGTATGGATCTATTGAGCAGTGCAGCGATAGTAGTTTAGAAATACCTGTCGGCCCACAAACTATTATGGCATTCGATATTGCACCGACAAGGCGATCAGGGGCCCTCGTGATGGGCCAAGTACGTGATGGAAAAATAGCAGTTGGATTAGCACAACTTTGGCATAGCGATATAGCAATAGATGAGATTAAGATGGCTAGCGATATAAATGAGTGGGCACGTAAATATCACCCGACCACAATTTGTTATGACAAGTACGCCACGCAAACTATTGCCACAAGATTAGAGCAAAGCGGATGGCGTATGGTCGATGTATCAGGTCAGGCGTTTTACCAGGCGTGTTCAGACCTTGCCGATGGCTTGGCTAATAGCCGTGTAGTCCATTCTGGCCAAGCAGAGCTAGTACAGCATTTAAATAACTGTGCAGCTAAGACTAATGATGCTGGCTGGCGCATAATACGTAGAAAATCCGCTGGCGATGTCACAGCTGCCATATCACTGGCTATGGTTGTAAGTCAATTAACAAAACCACAACAAACTGCGCAAATCTTTGTGTAATTTGCACCATTAGTCCGATTTATGGTATAAAGTATACATATGGGTCTATTGTCTGCTTTGGGTATTAACAAAAAAACGGAATCCGTACAAGCGCAATACGCCCCTGCCATTATGGACACAGCTTATGGCTATGGTTCATTTACAACTGGTGTTGGTAATTTTCCTGGTGGATTAGATCGCAATTATGCAATGCAAGTACCAGCTGTCAGCCGTTGCAGAAATCTTATTGCTGGTGTAGTTTCATACTTGCCATTAAAACTTTACAAAAAGTCTAATGGTGAGGTGTTGGGGAACCCTCTTTGGATAGACCAACCAGACTATCGGCAACCTAGATCCGTCACAATATCCTGGACTGTCGATAGTTTGTTGTTTTATGGTGTTGCTTATTGGCGTGTTACAGAATTATATGCAGATGATTTGAGACCATCACGATTTGAGTGGGTCGCTAACAATCGAGTTACATTTACTACAAATAAATTTGGTACAGAAATAGAAGAATACTTTGTAGATGGCGTAAGAGCACCAATGAGCGGCATTGGATCGTTAATAACATTCCAAGGCTTAACACAAGGTGTATTAACAACAGCAGCACGCACAATTCAATCAGCTTTAGATATTGAAAAGGCCGCAGCTGTAGCAGCCGCAACTCCGATGCCATCTGGTTACATCAAAAACACTGGTGCAGATTTGCCAGAAGCTCAGGTATCAGGATTATTAGCACAATGGAAGCAAAGCAGACAAAATAGAAGCACGGCATATTTAACTAGCACATTATCATACGAAACCACAGGGTTTTCTCCTAAAGATATGATGTACAACGACAGTCAGCAATACTTAGCGACGCAAATTGCTAGAGCTATGAACGTGCCTGCTTATTACATATCTGCCGATATGAATAACAGTATGACGTATCAAAACATTATCGATGGTCGCAAAGAGTTTGTCGCTTACTCATTACAGCCGTTTATCTGTGCTATTGAAGATCGCCTATCAATGGATGATATAACCCCACGAGGCCACGTAGTTAAGTTTGCTATTGAAGAATCATTTTTACGTGCAGACACAATGAAGCGCCTAGAAGCATTAGAAAAAATGCTTAATCTAGGTTTAATTGATATAGATGATGCAAAAGAAATGGAAAGCCTAACACCTAACGGAAGAGAAACAGAAGATGAAACTTACATTCAGTAGCCATATAGAAGCTGCCGATACCGAGCGCAGAATAATCGCTGGCAAAATTGTGCCATTTGAAGAAGTCGGTAATACTTCAGTCGGTAAAGTGGTCTTTGCTAAAGGCTCAATCGAGATCGGTGATCCAGGCAAGGTAAAAATGCTTATGCAGCACCGCCCAGAAAAACCAATCGGAAGAATGCAGTCAAGCTACAAAGAAGCAGAAGATGGCATTTACGCATCATTTAAAATTAGCAACTCTATGCAAGGGCAAGATGCTTTAATACTTGCAAGTGAGCAATTAATCGATGGCTTGTCAGTAGGCGTAGATGTAAACAAGTCAATTCAGAAAAAAGATTATCTATATGTAACCAGCGCAACACTAAGAGAAGTAAGTCTGGTCGAGTCACCAGCATTCAGTGCTGCACAAGTAACTAAAGTTGCTGCTAGTGAAAACGAAGCAGAGGACACAAACCAAACAACAGAAAGCGAGGCTCCTGTGGAAGATTTAGCAACAGCGCCACAAGAAGCAAAGGCAGAGGCTGCTACTCCTACAGTAGAAGCTGCTCGCCCAGTAATTACAGCACCATTAATTCAAACAACTGTACGTACGCCAATTACATCAATGGCTTCATACACAGAGCACAAAATTAAGGCTGCACTAGGATCAGA